CGTCGGTGGTGTTGCAATTTACCCTGAGTTTGTGTAGCTAACCGTGCCGCCCGTAGCCGGCACCGTAATCGTCGTGCCCGTACCCGTTGTTTCGCTCTGATCGTAAACGCGAGGGTCAGCAGCAACCAACGTGATCTGCGACGACAACATGTTTCCACCATCCGTCAGCACCAAAGGCGCCAGCGAAGACAATTGGCAATCAGCTTGCAACGCCTGGCCGCCCGAATCGCGCGTCCATTTCAAAGTGCCAGGCGTACTCACACTACTCAGCAAGGCTTTAGCAACCGTGTCAAACTCATCGAATGAGTCTTCGATCGACGTGCCAATCACTTCCATTTCCAAAGTGATGTACCGAGCGTCAAGATACTTTGAGCGAATGTAAGCGCCCGACTGCTGCCCTTTCACAGTCTTAACCTCACGAATAGGTGGCGAGCCCTGCAACCCCTCAGCACGCGTCACAACACGCTTAGAACCAATCGTAACGGCATGCAACGTCACAGCCGACCCACCACTAGGTGTAAACGTAATCGTGCTAATCATCGCGTAGCCAACTGCCAACCCAATTGACGAGCAAGCAACATAGGATCATCCGCCGCCGCACCAACCGCATTCACAGTGATGTTCATGCCGCCCTGCGCACCCATACGATTCGTGCGAGTAGCCGAATGCACCTTGCCGCCAACAATTAGCTCAGGGCCCGTTTCCCCAACAAGCGTCAACATGCCTGGCGTCAACATGCCGCCAGATACCTTGTTCGCAAACGGATGCCCCTTCAAGTCAGGTTTTGGTCGGGCAGCAAACGCCTGGGCCTGCGTAACACCAAACATTTTTGCGTAATCACTAGCAAGATGCGGTTTGCTTGCTGGCCGTGCTTTCGTACTAAGCAGCTGCGCACGAATCTTTTGCGCCAACGTCGGCCCGCCACCACCAGCAAGCGGCACACCAGCTTGCGTTGTGCCACCAACAACACCAGCAGCTTCACCAACACCAGCAGTAACACTTGCCGGCAGCCCGCCAACCGAAACACCCGATCCTGCCATCGCGGCCGTCAAGCTTGCAAAGAACGCCGTGACCGTCCCACCCTTCATGAACGCATCAAGCGCGTTCTGCATGCCTGTTGAGAACGTGTTAGCAAACGCTGTTGCCGCAGCCTCACTACTAGCCTCAATTTCATTCTCATTCAGCTGCGCAAGCTGATCCTGCAACTCAGCAAGATACTTAGGCCCGTAACGCGCATCAAGCGCATCCTTCTCACTCTGCAACGCGTCAATCGCTTCAAGGTTGCCTTGCTTACGAGCCTGAGCCATACGAGCATCAAGACGGGCAGCGTCACGTTGATACCTGGCCTGCACGCGCGGATCAGCAGCCTCAGCCTGAGCACGACTAATACCTGCCTGCAACCCGCCTCGAGCAATACCAGACTCACGCGCAGCCCTCGCAGCCCGAGCCGCATTAACCGGCGCCATAATCTCATCTAGCTTCGTTTGGCGAATCTGATCAAGAATGCCCGCAATGAAGCCCTTAAGTGTTTCACCGGCAGCAGCCCTAGCCTGCTTCGCTGCCTGACGACGCTCAAGCGCTGCAAGCTCAGCCTCAGCCTTCTCCCTAGCCTTCTTCGTCTTCGCGGCCGCTACTTTGGCTTGCGCAGCCAACAATGCTTGCTGATCCCTCAATGAAGGCGCCAGCGAGCCAGCACCCTGATTCAACAACACATTTTGCGCCCCAACATCCAACTTCTCACGCGACCGAGCACCAACAGCTTGCTTGAGCGCCCTAAGCGCAGACGCACCAGGCAAGTTATTAAGCGCATTCCTAAGGCGAGCAATCGCATTCACCAAAGCGTCGACACCACCTTTGGCAAAATTAAAAGCTGATTGAATAGCGTTGCCAACTGTTTTAGCAATTCCGCCAACGTAATTAAACACTGACGACGCAACCCTTTTCATGCTTCGAAACGCTGACGACACGGCACCCAACGATTGCACAATTGAATTACGCACATTTGAAAAGAACACAGCACCGAGCTTGACGGCACCATCGCGCAAAAACTTATAACCCGACGACGCTAGCGATTTCAAGTGTGCCCACCACTTAGCAAAGCGTTGCTGAATTGAGCCCGTAAAACCAAACGCTGATTCCATTTGCGCAGGCAAGTTTTTTGGCAGCAACGCCTGACTAATCGTGTCAGCCACGCCCAGCAACAAGATCGGCAAACCAACAGTCAAACCAACAGCAAGTCCTCGAGCAAATGCGGCGCCGCGAAGCGAGCCAGCAGCGGCGTACTGAGCAATTGTGCCATACGCAGTCATGAGCGTGCTAAACAAGTTCAAAGCCGCCAAAGTTGCCTTGAAAGCAATGTAAGCTGCGGCAGCACCAGCAACAACCTGCGGATGATTAATCAGGAATGCAACGATCGGCCTTAGCGTGTCGTAAATGCCCTTAAGGGTGTCCCTGAACTCACCGCCGGCACCCTTACCCTGCCGAAACTGCTCAACAAACTTGATTGTTGCCTTAGCAACATCATTCAGCACGGGCACCAAGTACCCGCCAATTGTCTCAAGCAGGTTTTGATACGTGACGCGCAACCTGTCCAGTGGTGTTGCCTGCGCAGCCGCCGACCCACCAAACTCGGTAGCGAGCTCCTTCAAAATTAGTTTCTGCGCCTCAGCCGTCTTACCTGTCTCAACGAGCTTCTTAATGACGCTCTGCTGATCGGTGCTGAAGTTCACACCGACCTTACGCAGCGCCGTCAGGCCCCTTACAGGGTCCTGCAACGCTTTACCAACCTGAATGCTTGCACCCTTCAAACTCGTGCCCGTAGCTGCACTAAGGTCAAGCACAGCGGCGGTAGCGGCAGGGAACGTGTCCTTACCAATCTTCGTGAACGTCAGCAGCAGGTTCTCGGCAGACTGAATGGCCTCATCATCAACCGCAGTCTTCTCACTCAACGCCTGCGCGAGATCACTAATCGCCTTAGCTGACAACCCTGCAGCACCCTTAGTTGACTTCAGGACCGCATTCGTTTGCCGGCCAACCTTAATACTTTCCTGCTGCTCACGAACCGCACCCTGAATGACCGTAATGAGGCCCTGCGCACCAATGTACGCGCCAGCAAGTCCAGCAACCGAGCGCGTGACGCTCCTAAAAGGATTGCGATTGACGCGCTTAGTTGAACGGTTGAACTTGTCGGTTGACGCAATGGCACGCTTAACACCAGCAACGTAACTAGCTTCGTCAGCAATGAGTTTCAAACGTGCTTCTTGTTGTCTAGCCATTGCGTTCCTTCCCAATGCGTTTCAAATCAACGGCCATCTCGTTCAACTCACTCAACAGCAAATCATCCATTTCCCACGGCCTAACCCCATAAACGCGAGCCACGCTCGGCGTCCACAAATGACGAGCAGTTAGGCACTCGTAGGGTCCGCAACCTTCTTCTTAGGTGCAGCGGACTCTTCAACAAACTCAATCTCACTGAGTGTCCAATCAAGCGCTGTTTCTTCAGTCAACGCCTTGCCAGCTCGAGCAGCACTAACAATCACCAATGCCAAAACGATGTCAAGGTCGCCCTGATCAAGCGCTTCCTCAATCTGACCAGGCAACAAGCCCGTCAGCTGCTTAATGCTGCGCATTTCACGCAACGTAAACTCATCGGGCACGGCAAACGTCCCTGCGGGACACTTAATTTCCATCTCAACCCCCTATTTGAAGCCAGCTTTGCTGACCGTTGACTTAATGACGTTTTCCAACTCTTTGGCGATCTGCGGCCCTGCTTTTTGCAAGCCAGGACGCAAGAACGCTCGCGGGCCCGTCGCGCTAACCTTGCCGCGGCCGCCGTACTCATAGACGGCAGGGTAAGAAAACGGTTTGCCGGCGTATCGACTTGGACCACGTGACCCATTGCTTGCAGGACGTTTTGCCTTAGCAACAATGTCAACGCTTTTTTGCGTGACGCTCGGAGCAATTCTGCGCACCAGCTCGCCGGTATCAACAAGGCCCTTGCGAGTTGCTTCAGACTGAGCTTTCGTAACAACCTTCGCGGCAATTGCCTTCAGGCCGGTCTTAAGCTCCCTGTCCAAACCACTGTCAAGTGCTTTCAAGCCCTTGCGAACCTTTGCAAAGTCCTGAAACAGAATGACCTGATCTGCCATTACGGCGTGCTGTCACCATTTGCAACAGCGATCGTCACAGGCGAATCAGTGCCATTGAACAAGCCCTTGAAGTTCAAGGTCTGATCAAGGATGTCCGGCCCACCAACAGTTGGCGTGTCACCATCGAAACGGGCAACAGGAACAGTGACCGTAATTGACTTGCTAGACGAGTCAGTGAACGTGGCGACGATTGCCGCGGTTGTTGCGTTCACAACACGGTTGTAAGCGGTTGCGTCAACGAACTCAGCAACGAGTGAGCCCGTGACCTCAGCCATACTTGAAGCAATTGGCTGCTGCGCGGTTTGTGAACCAAGCACGAACCTGTCACCAGTCAAACCGTTGTTGACTGACAAGCTGAAGTCCTTACACGGATACGCGGTGCCAGCAACAGTAATGGCGGCGCCAGCAAAGTGCAGCAGCTCAAGGCTTGAGCCATAAGACGCTGTTGTGACGGTGCCAATGCTTTCAGCAGTCGTACCGATAATGCCAAACTCAGCCGAGAGTAGTTCGCCAACACTCACCGACAAGTCAAGCGTGTTGATCTTGCAGCCGGCATACGTGAACGCGCGAACCGTTCCATCGTTACCTGGGCGACCAACCTCGAGCGTCAAACCAAGCCCGTAAGGGTCAGCCATCGTGCAAGTGTGAACGTAACTGCCGGCGGTCGCAACAGCACCGAGAGCATGCTTAAACAGGATTGCGGTGTTACCTGCCGTCATGTTCATTGAAAAAGAGCCTTCAATGGCCTTTTGACCGGACACAAACCTGTCGCTACGAAGCACACGATTACCCGTGCGAAGTCCCTCAGATTCAATGCGTTCAATCGTTTGCGCGATCGACTCATCATTGAATTCATAGAACCGTGTTGGCGTTGCAGCCGTCCCAACGGTCGATTCAACTCCAATACCAATCTGCGCTGCGAGTCCTGACCTGATAGCCATTACTTAGTCTCCTTAGTGGCCTTCACGGCCTTTTTCTTTGGTTGCGCGGCCTCAAAGTCAGGTCGCTTCAATAGGTTCTCTGCAAGCTCAGCGGGCACGTCAACAACACCATCGCGCTCCACTTGAAACTCCACGTCATGATGCGGAATGAAGATTGCTTCCTGCGGCCCCACGTATTTAACTTTCATTAGATCCTCGCTGCCGCCTCAACGCCGAGCGTGAGGATTGATTGCCTTGCCGTGTCGCCCGCAAACTCTTCAAGATTGAAAGGCGCACTGAGCTGCGCGATCCGCACCGTGTTGTTGACCGTTGGATTCGATCGCAAGTAGTCCTCAACCTCAGCGGCAATTGCAAAGCAACGCTCAGTGCAGTTCTGTTGCTGATTGCCTTCCCTGAGCACACTCACATACACGTCAAGCGTGTACGTTTCTTCCTTCGTCAGCTTCCCCAACGCTGCAAATTCCTGCTGCCCACTGATGTCAGCAAGGGCAATGAACTCCCGAGGGCCCGTTGTTGGGGCGCCATACGACACCGTTACATCAGCCAGGTCACTATTAGCGGCCAGGGCAGTGTAAAGAGCAGCTTTGAACGCTGGCGCCGTGCTTTTATACGTCGCAGTCGTCACAACAGCCCAACACGGCGGTAGGGGCCTAGCAAGCGAAGCGCGGCGGCCGGCAGAGCGTAGTTCGTTGGGCGATCGGGCCCTAGCTCACGCGGATCACTGAGCACATCACCGAGGTCAAGGTTTACGACGTCACGGCGCATCGCTGCGGCAACCGACACCACGCAAGCCTGCTTCACGTCAGCAGGAATTGCGGCCGGCCCCCAAGTACCAACGATTGTCACCCTCGAGTAACCAAAGTACCTGGCCGAGTCACTGTTCCACAGGTTTGCTTCTTGATTGCTGAATTGGACTGCTGAAAACATGCCGTCATGATTCGTAATTGGTTGCGTTTGATAATCAGCGGCAGCAAGAACAAGGCCCGTTTCGTCAGCATGAAACGTGATTGACGTAACCGAGCGAAGATCAAAAGGAACAAGCGACAACGTGTACTGCCCGAGCGGCAGTTTGAACACGCGTGTTGCGGACCCAGATGGATAAAGCTCACGTTGCGTGTACTGCTGAATGGCTTTACTGACCGCAGCAATCGTTGTTGTGATCAGCGAATCACGCGCGGTGTCAGCACCTGGCAGCTCAAGAAACGCCCTGGCCTCAGCAAGCGTGCAAAGGTCACCCGTTGCCATTACTTACGGGCCTTCTTTGGCACACGCTTCTCAGCGCGCTTCGCTGGCGTCACACCCTTAGCGCCCAGCAGTCGCAGCTGCTCATCAACTTCTTTAACGCGATCGGTGAGCCCGCGTGACTCAAGGCCGGCGCGTTCACGAATAAGTGCTGCGATTTGTTGCTGGCTCATAGCCAACTCCTTTTAATCTTGTTTCAAGCGGCGGCAGGGAATCAAACCCTGCCTCAGCCCACGCCACGAAGTGGCAATCAGGGCGCCGCAGTCCTACGTCCTAACTAGAACGAAGGTGTTGCCAAGCCCGTGCCAGACACGATGCTTGTGTTTACACCGACGTAGCGTTCAGCAGTGAACGCAACGAAGTTGTAAAGGCGGAAACGAACTGTCGCTTCAGCTGAGAGGGTTTCGCGGAATACTTCAGCCTTCGGCGTACCTTCGAAAAGGTAAGCGTCAGCGAAACGCGAAATGATGATGATGTCCTGATTCGTACCAGCGCCAGTGTTCGTGGCAATGTTCGGATCGAGGTACACAGGCAGTCCGAGGATGTTGCCAACCGAACCTTCAGCAGCAACACCATCGGCGGTGCCGAATGCGTTTTGTGCTTGAGCGGTAGGAACAACCAGCGGGCGACCTGAGCCATCAACACCAGCACTCAGGGCGTAAAAACGCCGAGGATGCATGACAATCGCATCGGCAGGCAGGAAGCGAGAAGTCGCAACCTGCTGAATGCCGTCAGCGATCTTCGCAACCGTTTCCGCAGCCGTAGGGCTCGAATCCGTGTACGTGATCGTGTTAACGGTGTCAGCGTTCACAAACCCCTCAAGGGTTCCTGAAGCGCCAGTACCGTTGATGACAGCGTTACCAACAGCCTGCGCGTGCGATGCAGCAAGATCAGCAAAAATCACTTGATCAAACGCAATCGGGCTCTGCTCTACGAGCTGAACCGAAACATCCTGAATGCCACCAATCGTCGTGACCGGAGCCGTGACGGTTGCGGTGACCAGGTTAGTTTCCTGCAGCGCACTGTTCTGCGATGCCTGAGCAGCGTTAGCGGTACCAGTCGTGATTGCTGGGAAGTTGATCGAGTCGGTGCCACCAGGCAGAGCGAACTTCGAACAAAGGTCAGCAGTAACGCGGCCGGCACGTGCCTTAGCAATGTAATCATTGACTAGGTACGCAGGCGGCACGAAATCGCCACCACTTGTGTCAGTGGTGTTGATGTCACGCTGCTCAGTTGCCGTAGCAAGAGCATGCGAGGACAGGCGATCAGATGCTTCACGATCACCCTTCGTCTTGGACAGGTACAGGTCACGGAAGTACGAGCGCTCGGGGCGATCGGGCCGGTAAACCTGCTCGTTGCTAATGACTTCAACCTTGACGTCAGCAACCGGCTTAACGGTCATTGCGTCACGGGCAGCCATCAGTGCTTCACGGGCCTCAACTGCACCCTTAGCGCGCTCAGCAACTTCGAGCTTGCTATCAAACTCACCCTGAAGGGCGTCGAGGTCTGCTGATTCGTCAGCAGTCTCAATAGCCGCAGCAGCGGCGTGCATTTCCTCAACGGCAACGTTGTGCGCGCGAGTTAGTTCATCAATCGAACTCATTAGAGTCCTTTCGTATGCGAATGTACGGCAGCTTTAGCTTTTGCTTTAGCTGCTTGCAGGTTTTGGATAGCCTGCCGACCGCCAACATCTGGTTCGACGGTCCCGCCAGCATCACGCTCGACGGAATCACCCCCAACCGTTTCCGGTTGCGAAGTGTCCAAAAGATTTGCGGGAATCAACCCTTTCTCAGCCGCATCACGCAGCAATGCGCGAACAGCCTTAACGTCAGTTTGCGGATACGCACCAGCAGCCACAACACTCACGTCATACAAGCCATCAATGCGATTCACGGTGCGTGTTACGGCGCCACTGTCGTCAACGCTCCACGTATCGCCACCCTCAGGGATCGTGAACGCGAAACTCATTTGATCAACAAGCCCAGACTTCAGCTGCACAGCCAAATCCTTCGCGTAACTGAGCCTCGAGTCGATGCGTGCCCACATCTTTAAACCGCGAATGTCCTCACCGAGCTCCAATGTGCCGTTACGAGTACGAGCCAACGGCAAGTCCATGTTGTGACCAATCACCAAGTGAACGTCCGGCTGGGCGCCAAGAACGTCAGCAAACGCGCCAGGCTCAATGACTTCACGAAAGCCACCAAGGTCATGGCTCATCTGATCAAACACGGCAGCGTAACCAGTTACCGTTAGGTACTCCGAACCCTTAGCGGATTCGCGAACCTCAAGCTTTACAGGGGCAGTGTGTCTAAACGTGTTCATTACATCCTCTGGTTGTTCGGCCGCCCCCGCAGCCTCGGGAATGTCAGCTGGCGCCAGCGTTTCAATACCAAGCGACTTATACGCCGCACGGCATGCCTCATCGTTATCAATGGCAAGCACAACGTCATACTCAGCCATTAGTTCCTCAGCTATTCGTGTTTTGAACTCCACGGTGCCGGCATCAGTGTCGTTCAAGTACAGCTCGACGTAATCAACGTCAGCAGCTTCGAGGGCAGCAACAGTGTCAGCGCGCTCAGCTTCTTTGCGGCCCGACACGATGCACACCGGCTCGGGGCGCGCGTCAAGAAACTCAATGGTTTTAACGATCGGATCGCTGCCAACAAGCAGCGTGCCGTCAATGTCACAAATAATGTGATCAGGCATTAGACGGATTAGGGGCTCCACCCACAGGTGTCATTTGAATCTCCTCGCCACCAGGCGTTGGCGGATAGTTCTCAAGGGCACGAATCTCATTAGGACTAAGCCAACCAGCTTGCCGAGCAGCGCGGTAAGCCTCGTAACGCTCGCGTGTCGCCGGCCGCAACAAGGCGTCAGCGTTAAACTCGGGATAGAGCGTCATTTGCTCAGGGAACAGGTCGGTGTCGCGGGCAAAAGCTGCCTCAATGCGACGCAAACGCGGAGCCAAACAAAACTTCAAGAAGTGCTCAGCCGTTTTCTGCGGATCAGACACGGGCGCGCCAGTAATGAGCTCCGCTGGCACACCAAAGATGCGTGCAACGTCCTCAATACCCAGCTTTGCCATTTCAGCAAACTGAGCGTCAACCATGCTCACCGGCAACACCTGCAGGTCAGCGCCGCCACCAAGCACAGCCGTCTTACGAGCGTTAACTAGCCCGCGGTGAGCTTGATTCCATTGATTGCCAATTTCCTCGGCCTGCTGCGCATTAAGGTTCTGCGGCATTTTCAAAACAAGGCCAGGGGTCGCATCATTAGCGAAATAGCGGCCAGCAAACGATTGAACAGCCACACTGTTCCCGAGCGTCGATCGATGCAACGTGAGCGGGCTCACACCGGACGCGCCACCAAACGGGGCGAGGCCCCGAACATGCAAAATCTCGCGGCTAGTAAGGGTCTTTGTGTCAGCGCCGTCTTGAATTTCAAACGTCAACTGCCCCTTGGCGTCGGCCTTAACTGTCACGCGACTAGCCGAAAGGACACGAAGCTCTTGCACCTGCCCCTGCGCAATCGTCTTAAGCACGAAAGCGTTACCAAAGCACTCAACGCTTGAAACAACGTCCTGAATGAACTCAAAGGCAGACTGCTCAAGGTTTGGGCTGTTGTGCAGCAGCTTGTATTGCTGCGTGGCCTCGGCTAGCTGGCGGTCAAGATCACCGGCGCGCTCATACACCTTGACGGGCATAGCGGCAATGGAATCAGCAACAAGCCTGACCGCAGCCATAACGGCCGGCAAGCCAATGCTTTGCACAGGTGACGCATCAACGCGTGCTGAACCCATGTCCAAAGGGCCTGGCGCCACGCTCGTATCAACACCAAACGTTCTGACGCTTACGTCACGGCCAGCACGATTCAACAACCTCACGGTAGTACCTGCACAAGCATCACATTCTCCTTAGGGACCTCAACATGGCCGGCCAACTCAGTTGCGCCCCCATCGCCAAGCATCACGGCACTCAAAACGATGTATCGCTTAGCGGCAACCCCCACCAAGACGCCCTCAAGGCTCGGCAACCCATCCTTTTGATGAATACGCACCAACCGGCGGCCCCGAATGCGCCACGCAATCTTCAAGCACCAAACTGGCATGCGTTACCCCCTAAGTTTGACTGGTTGCCCATTAACGCCCTCAACCCAAGTTTCATGCAGCCGCTCAGCACCCGATTCGCTGCGGCGGTGGTAGTAAGCCTGCTGCTCAGCCTGGCGAAGTTGGTCGCGTTGTTCACTCCAGTGCTCAACCTCAACGTCATGCAACGCTAGTGCCGGCTCAAGCGGCGGCTGCCCCCAAAGGTAGCTGTACCCATCCTTGACGGGATAGCGGTAGAAATAGTGCGCGCCCGCAACCTCAAGGCCCCGCATCGCACGGTAAAGCAACCTAATTGGCTGCTTGTGTTGGCTTACCTTGATGACTTGCGGATCACTGCTGTTGCAGACCATGACTTCAGCTGCGTTCAAGTTGGTTTCCTGCAAGCGGCGACGAAGATCAACGGCCTTTGTTACGAAGCAGTCAGCGTCAAGGACCCAAAGCCAATCGTCCTCAGTGGTGATCTGCTCAGCCAACCGAAACATCAAGCTGCGTTTCTCAACCTCATTGCCACCAAAAGGTAAGTCAGGCACGTAAAGCGTCAACCCGATGCCGGCGACGTGTGCGGCATGCGTAACAGCATCTTGCTGCAGCACGCCACTACTACGACCCGTAGCTGTAAGTAACGCGTAAGGACCATCGACGGCAACGATGTGATTGCAACCAGCTTTAGCAGCTGCAGCAACAACACTCGCAAGCCACGCGGGGCTTTCGTCATACCAAGACAAGCAACAAACGATTTTCACAGCAGAAAGCCCTCATCGCCGCCCTCAGCAACGGAGCGCCACGCACGCCAGTGAGCCATCACCGTCGCAACGCAAGCGTCAATACGCTTTGATTGATCAATCTTGCTGATCTTCCAACCGCGCGGTGTTTGCTTCGCCGCAGTTGCGGCCACGTGCTCAGCCAGGACGGGATCGCCGTCATGCCTAATCCGGCCCTCACGCGCGCTCGCATAAAACTCTTGATAGGCGTCAGACATAGCCGCGCTTGACTGGTGCAGCGGAGCGACCGTAAGGCCCTCACCGCTTAGCGACTGCGCGCTGCGTTCAAAGAACCGCGGGTCAAAGACCAGCTCAGCAATGTGATACTTGTCTGCGAGGTCCCGAATGTAGTTTTCAACGTCCTCAAGCTCAATTCGGCCCGTGTCGTAGTACTCATGCGCCGCAACATCAGCCACGGCACTAAAAACGTGCGACTTGACGCACACAGTGTTGTCTCGCACCCAAGCGATCGACACAGCCGTGCAATCGTGCACCAAGCCAACGTCAACACCCACATAAATTGTTTGCCCAGGCTCAGGAACAGCTGATGTGTCGAGCATGCCATCCCAGCAGCCAGTAGGTAGCCAAGCGGTACGCGTCACAGTCCAAACGTTGCAGTGAAGTCTTAGAAAGCTGTTGACATCCATGCTTGGAGACTCGAGCTGCTGGCGAAGAACATCAGCAGTCACCCAAGAAGCAGGATTAGCGCGCATCCACGCAGCCTCATCCTCAATGTCAGTGCCTTCCGGCACGTGATACCACCAAAACAAGAAGCCGGACTCATCATCGCGGGCAACGAGCAGCGAGCCGTCTTCGCGGGCCTCGAGCTGCGGCAAGTCGATCGCCGCTTTGTAAAGCTGCCCAAGGATCGTGGTCTTGTCATAACCAGCAGTAGTAATCGAGCAAGTGAAGGGAAGCTCACGGGCCCCTGTTGCCGTTTGCATCGCAGCCCACAACTCAACCTGCCTAGGTGTGCTGAAGCTGTGCAGCTCGTCCACAATCACCGTTGAAGGGTTCAAACCGTGCTGCAACTTCCCATCCGCGGCAATCCGGCGAATCAAACCATCAGATTCAGCGCACTTCATCACAAACCGCTGTTGATCAAACCACAAGTCAATAATCGGATCAGAACCAGCAAACGAGCGAGCCTGGTCAAACACCACTGCAGCTTGATCCCTAGAACCAGCTGCCACGATTACGTCAGGGGCATGCTCACCCTCAATCGAAGCAAAATACAAAGCCAACGCACTAAGCAAGCTTGACTTGCCATTCTTACGCGGCAAACCCACCAAAGCCTGCCGAGTCTTCCTGCGGCCATCCTTATCAACAGCAAGAAGCTCAGCAACCAAAGTACGCTGCCACGGCTCAAGCGTAAACGGCTCCCCAAACCAACGCCCCACAGTGTGCTTAATGTACTGACGGCACCAAGCCTCAAAATGCTCAGCAGGCAACATCTTCCCGCCCTGCCGAACCGACCTGGCCTGCCACTGCGCAACCGTGCCATCAACAGCCTCAAGCAAATCACGATGACGATCCATGCGAAACGTGCCATCGCGCTGATGCTCTTCAAGACTCTTAGCCCTGCTCGGTGGCACAGGCTTAACTTTCGTGTTGCTCATGCCGCGATAGGCAACGTCGTTTGAAACTCATCGCGGTTGCCGCGACTTGAATTGCAGCCAATGTGAGCGGCGCGCACGTTGTGAATCGTGTCCGGCCCATCAAAGCTTCCAGGGTGAATGTGATCAATTGACGCTGCCATGCGATCGGGCGCATTAATGCTTGGATTGATTTGCCCTTTACAGATGCCACACGTCCAGCGGTCACGCTCGTAAACCTGTTGCGGCGAATACGGCGCAGGTCGAAACAACCCGCGCCTCTTTGCTTTGTCGCGCCGGCGGCGCGTTCGCTTCGCACACGTTTCAGAGCAAAACAAGTAGCCGGAGGCAGATCGGGGCCCACCGAGCACAATTACCTGCTCAGCACACTCCAAACACGCGCCAAACGTGAACAAGCGCGGCTTAGTCAGCCTCGACCGAGGCCAGCGACGACGCAAGGCAGGCTCAGTCTTTGCAGGCCGATTAGCCACAAAGTATTGATGACGACACTCAGGCGTACAAAACTTGCCGCGGCCAGCGCGTCGGCCATCAGGACGACGGCGATCAGTGAACAAGCGCTCGCACCCAACACAAACCTTAGGTGTTTGACGCCCTTTCACCGGCTTCTCTTGGTAAACCGTCAAAGTTGTGCAAGCAACCGCGCTGCGCACGGCGTCAATGTCAATCGGATCAGACAAGCGGCCATCGGAAACCATGTTGACAACCGTTTGAGGACACACATTTAACAGCTCTGCAACGGTTGTCGTAGCAGCAAAGCCATTGTCACGTCGAGCCTGATGAAACCGCTCAGACCAACCGAGGTCTTTGATGCGCTTACAGATAGCGCTTTCGCTTACGCCGAGCTCAACGGCAGCAGCCGCAATACCCAGCCGAGCAGCCACGTCGAAACACTCATCGTCAGAAACGCGCTCGCGCCAGTAAAAATTGGTCTTGGTACGAGTAGCGAATCCAGCAGAAGAAAACCGACGCGCAAGACGATCAGCAAACGTGTGATTCTTTACGCCGTAATCAGCTGCAAACTCCCGCGCCAGCTCAGCATACGAAGCGCCAGCCAAATACCGCTCATGCAACCAAGGCAAATCATCACGCAACCGCTGATCGTTCTCAAACCAGACACGATCAGCCTCACGTACTTCAAGAAACTCGCGCTCAAGCTCAGCATCAAACACCAACAGATGCGCATGCCGAGACCCACTAAACGAACCATCGCGCAAATGATCCTCAAGAGACTTAGCGCCCATGCCCACCCCCATTGCCCCAACTCCAAGTTAAAAAAACGATGAACACCTCGGAGTAAAGAA